GCACTTCGTCATTATCATAGAAAATATAATGATAAAGAGCGTGTATATAAAATAAAACCAGTCCATGATTTTAGTTCACATCCAATGGATGCTCTAAGATGTTTGGCTACTGGAATACAAGAACAACAAATAACAAACAAAGATCGTCAGCGTGTAGCTGATGGAAGTTACAGGATATTATAATTATGTCATTCATTGCTAAGATGTTTATGCCAAAGATGCCAGCTTTACCTAAAATTGAATTACCAAAGGTAGAAAATGTGCCAAGTGCTGAAGATGAAGCTAGAAAAGCAGCAGCAGAAGCTGATGAAAGAAGAAGAGCTTTAGGCAGAAAAGGTAGACAATCAACAATATTAACTTCAGCTAAAGGATTAAATGAAATCTCTGATGAAGAATACGAACAAAAAACCTTATTAGGTTAGGAGGAATATATGGGTGGATTTGTAAGAAAAATTGTAAAGAAACCAAAACCAGCACAAACAATTCAAAAAGCTGCAGTTAAAGCAGCTCCAGCTGGTCCAACTTCTGCTGAACTAGCTCAAACAAGAATGTCATCTATTAAGAGAAGAGGAAGAAAATCAACTAACTTAGGTGTTACTGATGATGATCTAACTTTATCTTTTAGAACTTTACTAGGATAATTAATGCAAGAACAAAATAATAAGGCTCTATCAGCAGAGCTAAAAAATAATTTATCAAGATTGATGGATAGAAGATCCAATTGGGAAACACATTGGCAAGAAGTTGCTGATTTAGTTATCCCAAGAAAATCAGATATTGTGGATGAAAAAGTTAAAGGTGATAAAAGACACTTAGAAGTATTCGATGCAACAGCTATTCATTCATTAGAATTATTAGCAAGTTCCTTACATGGAATGCTTACTTCTTCTGCTAATCGTTGGTTTTCTTTAAGATTTAAAGAAACAATATTAAATGAAAACGATGAAGCTAAAGAATGGTTAGAAGATGTTACAGATAAAATGTATATCGCATTTCAAAGATCAAACTTTCAGCAAGAGATTTTTGAAACTTACCATGATCTTTGTGCCTTTGGTACTGCTGGAATGTTTATTGAAGAAGACGAAATTGATATTGTTCGTTTCTCTGCTAGACACATTAAAGAAATTTATATTTCAGAGAATGCTAAAGGTTTAGTTGATTGCATCTATAGAAGATTTAAACTTACAGCAAAAGCAGCTGTTGAAAAATTTGGTATTGAAAATGTAAGTAGAGAATTACAAAACACAATTAAACACTCTCCGTTTGATGAAGTAGAATTTTGTCATGTTGTAAAACCAAGAGATATTTATAATCCTAAAAAAGAAGATAAAATGAATATGCCTTTCATTTCTGTTTATATGGAAATGGAAAGTGGAAAAATTATTTCTATCGGTGGCTTTAGAGAATTTCCTTATGTCGTTCCACGATTTTTAAAATCGTCAAACGAAATCTATGGCAGATCGCCTGGAATGAACTCTTTAGCTGATGTTAAAGTTCTTAACAAGATGGTAGAAGTTGGACTAAAAGCGGCACAGAAACAAGTGGATCCACCGTTATTAGTTCCCGACGATTCTTTAATGCTACCAATTAGAACTGCACCTGGTTCTTTAAATTATTATAGATCAGGCAGTAGAGACCGAATTGAACCGTTAAATATTGGTGCAAATAATCCATTAGGTTTAAATATGGAAGAGCAGAGAAGAAAAGCTATTTCTCAAACTTTCCATGTTGATCAATTATTAGTTACAGAAAATAGAAATATGACAGCTACAGAAGTTGCACAACGTAGTGAAGAGAAGATGAGAATACTTGGTCCAACTTTAGGAAGGCTTCAAGTAGAATTATTAAATCCAACGGTTATTAGAGTATTTAATATTATGCTTAGAAATAATTTATTTAAGCCAGCGCCAGAGGTTTTAATTAATCAAGAGATAGATGTTGAATATGTTTCACCAATGGCTTTGGCTCAAAAAGGACAAGAATTAAGTTCAATTATTAGAGGATTAGAAATATTTGGTCAAATTGGTCAAGTAGCACCAGTTACAGATTACCTGGATCCTAGAGGTCTAGTTAAGGAGATTATAAAAATTCTTGGAATACCCGCAAAAATAATTAGATCAGATGCCGAAGTTCAACAAATTACAGAGCAAAAACAAGCAGCTCAACAACAACAAATGGAAATGATGAATGCAGTGCAAGAAAGCCAAGTAGCTAAAAATATTGCACCAGCCGTTCAAGCCATAAATGAAACCGACAGACAACAATAAACAATTACTAAGCTTAATAAAAAATTACAAAATTGTTTTCAGTTCCGATGAAGGTAAAAAAATCATCGAGGACTTAGAAAAACGATGTCATGAGTTTGTGACCACTCATGCCAAAGGTGATAGTCACGAAACAGCTTTTTTAGAAGGACAACGAAGTGTGTTAGTCTTTATTAAAGGCATGATCAATAAAAACCTAGAGGAGTAATCTCAATGGATCAGACAACTGAAGCGGTTGCTACAGAACAGCAACCAG